CCCTTTTCGGGCTCTTGTTATCAGAGCAGATTGGTGACAATCGTTCTGCGGTAGTAGACGTTCGCGTTTGCGGTCAGAGCGCCGTTTCCAGCAGCCAGCCCCGGTGCGAATGGGTTTGCGACCATTCCGTAACGGGTCTTGAAGCCGATCTTCGACTGGAAACTGTTCTCACCGACGGCGCGAACCATTTGCAGCGGAACGTATGGGCAGTAGAAGAGGCCAGCGTCGAAGACGTTCGCGCCCTTGTATCCTACGACCATGTAGTTCGCACCCGCATATGGGTCGATGTAGACGCGGAAGCGCCCGTTCAGAACACCCGCGAAGGTGTTGCCGGTGTCATCCGGGTTCAGGTTGTTCGCGTTCAAGGCAGGCGCGTAGTCGAGGATGCCAGCCATCTGAAGCGCAGAAGCAACGTCCGTTGAACAGAGGATGATGTTACCCTTACCGCGACGGGTTTCCTTCGCGATTTGGTTGGCTTCACGTTCGATTTGGAACATCAGCCCCTTGAACTTTTCAACCGACCAACGACCATTCGCGTCAACGTCAAGGTCGAAGATTCCCGCGTTCGCAACACCGGTCTGAGAACCAGCCTTTGCGTTGAGGAACACTGTGCGAACGACTTCACGGTTGATTTCTGCAAGCAGTTCAGCCGAGAGCATGTTCGCGAGTTCGGTTTCAGCATCAAGCCCGTGAATCGCCTTCAGGTCTTGTGCCAGTTCAGTGGTGTATTCCGCCTTCAGCGCACGGCTCTTTGCGGTAACCGAAACCTTGTCGATTTCGAATGCCATCTGTGCGAAGTCGCCACCGCCGATTGCGCCGAGCGCTTCAGCAGTCGCGGTCGACATACCGGTACCAGTCGTTTCCGATCCGGTTCCGAGAGCGTTCGCGTGAGTTCCGGTACCGGTGAAGTCGGTATCGGCTTCGTTGTAGAAGGCTTCAGTCCATGTGTCGGTGTTCGATGCGTTTGCAACATACTTCGAGCGCATTGCGAAGATGAGCCCGGTCGGACCGGTCATCGGCTGCACACCCGCGATGTCGTAAGCGATCAGGTTCGGCATCGCGCGACGAACAAGGCTAATCAGGACCGGGTCGTAGTTCTGGACGTTCTGTGTCTGCCCGGCAGGACCGACGATTGCAGTTTCCAGAAGAGTGGAAGGCGAATATGCTTGCCCTTCACGCAGCGCGTTTTCTGTGTTTTCCAGAAGTTGCGCGACTACAGCGGCACGATGATTTGTCTGGATTGCCGGCAGAGCGTTGTGCTCCAGAATCGGCTTCCACTTCTTCATCAGTTCTTCGTTTTGCATAGGATACTCCTTTGTGATTTGATTTCATTATCAAATGTATTTATGGATTCTGTTACTTTGAGACTCTGCTGATTGCTGCCATGTATGCTGCAATAGCGGGGTTGACAACTTCTTGCGAAGCGGGGTTATCATTGGATTCGTTAAGCACTTCTGCATCATCCGACTTCGCGATTGAGGCTTCAGTGAAGTAACTTTCCTTGATTGTTTCGAGTTTTGAAGCATAGTCACGGGTGTCTTCGTAGGAAATGCCTTCGGATAGAGTGCGAAGTCTTTCCACTTGAACATCAGTGAGCCCTTCAGTCACAGTTCGGAAAGCGATTTCTCTTTCGAGTTTTGCCTTTTCTCTGCGAACATTCATGACTTCTTCAGCAAGTTCGTTGTAGCGTTCAACCGCTTCTTCCAGGTCACGTCTGGATTCTTCGATTGCATCGACTTCCTCTTCGGTGATTTCGATGTTGTGTGACTCTACAAGCCCCTTGATGTTGTTAATCAGCGATTCTGCGACTTGAACCTTGAGGTTGCTTTCGATGGCAACTTCATTTTCCTTCATCCAGTTTTCGATGACGTAATCGAGGTAAGAGTCGACCTTTTCGATCAGTTCTTCTGTCATGGAAGAGACTTGCTCTGCCATTTCAGTTTCGACTTCCGTTTCGATTTGTTCACGAAGTGTGGCAACTCTTTCGTTGACCGCGGCTTCGAAAATCGTGAACGTCTTACTCTTGAAGTCTTCCGAGAGGTCCATGCCTTCGAAAAGCCCTTCAACGGCTTCCTTCAACCCAACATCGTGCTTCCCTTGAGGGGTCTTCACGGTGTCTTCAATCTCGTCTGCATTTGGGTCAACCGAGATATTCTTGTCAGCGAGACGCTTCTTCGGGAAACCACCGGCAGGCGTGACGGGGTCAGCGGAATAAGACTCTTCGCCGGTCGCCTTGGCTTCCGAGAATATCTTTTGCGCCTTCGAAACCAGGTCTTCGTCATCCCACATGCCCAGAATCTTCTTACCCTTGGCACGCTCGTCGTCTGTCTTCCCCTGAGAAGCCATAGCGCGAGCCTTACGAAGAACGTCGTCTTTTGTCATGGCTGCTTCTTCCAGTTCATTGGTCATTTATCTACTCCTTGAAAGTATGTTACATTCGTATTTATGCCGTTACAGTTTTCGTATACCATTCTCCGACAAAATCCTGTTTAACGAACCCAGTCCTATGTTTAGGACTGACATTACTTCTGATTTTGTTTTATTTTGCTCGATATACAAAGAACGCAAAAAATCCAAGTCGACATAAACTTTATTCGGGCCTTCTTTGCCTTTTAGGGCTTTTGATATTTTCTTTTTCTGTTCACCAGTCATATTCGGTTTTTTGTAACCGTTCTTCCTTTTTTCTTCCATAGTTGCTAGTCTTTTAGAAATACTCTCTTTAGGCATTTTTTTGCCTTTTCTGACTGGAGGTCTAAGATCAACACCTACTCTATTGACTAAAGGATGTCGGTATTTGAAATATGACAGATTTATTATTTCGTATTCAAGTTCGTAAGCTTCTTTTTCGTTTTCGATTTCTTCTATTATTTTCATAGGAATTGGTTCGTGCCCCAACAACCTTAGCGTCTCTATGTATTTTACTTTTTTGCTATGCCCAATTTCTTTCAGATGCACATACATTCTTTTTTTGGTGCCTTTGCCTATGTAAAATGGCATATTGTTTATTGGGTCTATCAAAGCGTAAATGTAATACATTTTAGATGCAGTTTATGAAGTTTTTGAAAATACGCATGAAATCTTCTTCGGTCAGTTTGCTGTATTTCTCATTTATTTCTTTGATACTAGATTCTAGTACCTGTTCCCGTTTCCAAACGCCAGAAACTATATCATAGTAATATTCCACACCTTCCATGATGCCTTTCACGAATGCATCGGGGGCGGATGGATCAGCGACGATATCGCCGGCAGTCGCAAGAACAAAGTCGTTCTGCACTTCCATGATGCCTTCCTTGTTCTGCTTGAGTGAACCCATTCCTCTAGATGAAATCCCAAGTTGTGCGCCTTCATCGATGAGGTTCTTCACAACCTTGCCCATCGGAGTGTCCATAATCTTGGCACGCCCGACGATGTTGTTGCCTTTTTCTGACAGGTCAGTGAACATGTGTGACACTCGGTCGAGGTTGATCGTAGGACCAGCCGGATGCCCGAGTTCTCCAAACGCACGGTTCTTCGTCACATAGGTTTCCATGTAACGCTTCGTTTCCTTTTTGAGCACATCAGGTGGATATACACGCCCGTTTCTGTTGCGTATCCCGCCTTGCATGATGATGCCTTCGATGAAGTAGTTCTTCTTTCCGTCTTCCGTTTTCTCGGTCAGGTATTGAACTTCTTCAACTATTTCTTTGATGAGTAGTGCCATTTTCTCTTGCCTTTACTTGTAAGCGAGTGGGGTTGCCCACACAGTAGCATTAGCGGACAGTTTGTCTGTCTTGAGTTTTTCCATCACTTCGACAAATCCCGCAGGCATTACCATACTTCCTATGACTGTGTTGGAAGAATCCAGTCTGGAAACTTCCGCTTCAGTCGGAGCGTAAACTCTCACCAATACAGCGCCGTTAACGTCACTCGCAGTTGATATGTCGACCTTGGAGCCTGTTAGTTTGAGGATTATGTCAACCATTTGCAGTTTCCTTTGCGAATGCTGTTATCTCGTTGAAGCCCTTTGCGCCCGATGTGAGTCTCGCTTCCATCTTCGTCTTGTTCGAAGAGTTGAGTTGCCCGAACAGGTTGTTGAGTGCCTCTGCCACTTCTCTCGTCACGATGACTGAAGAACCGTCTTGAAGAACCATGTTGCCGGGTTTGAACACTTCGTCAATCTGTTCGACCTCTTCCTTCGCCAGTCTGCCCGTCGCGCGGAAAACGCCTTGCATTCTCTTTCCGATGGTCTTAGCATGACGCTTCTTGTCTTCGTCACTCTTCGAAGAAGCCATAGACACGCCTGCATTCGTTGACGACATAGCGGCTTTCTGAGTGTATGAGGCGAGCGTCTTTCTGTCGAGTTCATCAATCTGCTCTGCTTCATCGATGATCTTCTTTCGGGTCTGCTGCTTTCTGCTGCGAGCCAACCCGATATCGGCCATGTCGGCGTCACCGTCGTTGTCGATATCGTCATCTTCAAGCCCTCTCGGGTCTTGCGTCAAAGCCTCTCCCATCGCCTGCTTCGTCGCAGTCGCATACATGACTTCCTTCCAACGGTCACCATAACGCTTCTTGAAATCGGCAGTGCTCTTTTTCATGCTCTTGACGATTTCCTCGCGCTTCTTCATTTCTGCATCGCTCATCGTCTCTTCGTAAACGTCGCGGTCTTCGCCGTCGTGATACGAAGCGGCCTTTGTCTTATCCTTGACCTTCTTGGACTTGAACTGTTCCGGGGGCGCTGCTGGGTGGTCGATAACATCAACCACATGCTTTGCGATGAAACGGTTTTCGTCTTCCGACCGAGGCGCTTCGACTGTCTCTCTGATTATGTCGTATACAGTTTTCATTTGAGCCCCTTATTCTCTTTCGGTTCTGTCAAAAGATTCGGTCGCCGGAACGCGCGCCTTTGAGTTCGCGTCTCTTTTGTCAAGCGCTTTTTCTATGCCTTTTGATCGGTTGAAAAACTTCTTGTCGGATTCGTCGGAATCGTCATAGTAACGATTACGCATATCCTTTCTTGCAGCATTCATGTAGTTTTTGAGTTTTTCCTTGGAAACTTCGTTGATCTGTTCTTCCTCGTCTTCCTCGTCTTCTTCATCATCCTCTTCGTCATCGTCCATTTCATCCTTTTCTTCCTTGAACATGGACTGATACTTCGAAGCGATGGCGCGTTCCATCTTTTCGATCATGACTTCGTTGAATGCATTTTCGAAAGCAACAGCGTTCTTGTTGAATGCGCTGGTTACCAAATCCTTGACTGACATTTGAGTAATCTCCTTATGAATCTTTCAGTTATTTATGAACTTTGGGTTTCTTGCTCATTGGGAACATCTTCTTCGGGCTCTTCCTCAGCCTCAGTTTCGATTTCCTTTTTGATCTGTTCGATATCCTCGTCTGACATTTTCAGGATGTTCTTTCTCGCCCATTCCTTCGAGAAGTACTTGCCTGTGTAGTTGTCAACGTCGTTTAGCAACTGAACTCGTTCGCGGATTATCTCAGCCTGTTTCAGTTCTTCGAAGTGGTTATCCATCATGAAGTCGTAACGGATACCGTTTTTGATTTCAGGCCAGTCTTCGGGGCTAATGACCCCTTTAAGGATCAACTGCTTTTCGAGAATCCTGTCAAAGAGAATAGAGAACCGAACCCGAAGTCTTCGAACGAACTTCGAGAATTTCACTTCGTCTCTTGTAATCTCCGATGCACGCCCAAGCGAGAAACCCGTTTCGGTCTGCATTCGCGATATCGGAACGTGTAGAGATTCGTTAAGTCGTCTCTGGAAGTATAGAATGTCTTCCATTTCGCCTAGGTTTTGCCCACCCGGCAGAGTCGTGATTTCCGTTCCCTTACCACCTTCGCGACGGGGAAGCCAGAAGTCGTCGGTCATCGCCATGTGTCTTCTGTCGTCTCTTATGTCGCCTGTCGTGGCATCATATACAAGTCTGTTCTTGTGACGGACCATCATTTCGCGCAGGTACTGTTCCGCCTTTGCCTTGGGCAGGTTACCAACATCGATGTAGAAAACCCGTCTCTCGGGCGCGCGTGAAAGTCTGTAGACCACCGCCGCGTCTTCCATCATGCGCAGTTGGTTCATGGGCTTGTAAGCCTTGTCCAGATATGACAGGACCATGGTATTGTCTTCGTTGAACAATCCGGAGTTGCAATGCGCAATCGAATCCTTTGCGATGCGCAGCCCTTTGATGTTGCCATCGAAGTTGTATTGCTGTATTCCTGTGCCGGGCGCGTTGTTCAGGTTTGTGTCCGAATAGATGTAGTACTCGTTTTTCAACTTCTTGACGAAAGATTGGTTGCTTCCGTCTCCGACCTTCACTTGCTCGAACTCGCGAATCTTCCTTAGTTTTCTCGGGTCGATGTAGCGAAGTTCCTGTATGCCCTTCTTGGTGTTGTTTTCGTCTATGATGATGTGGAAGTTCAGACGCCCGTCCACATACCACTTCGAGAATATGTCGTAGCCCTGGTTTGAGAAGTCCAGCAACTCAAGAACGTTGTCGAACTCTTCTCTCACTTTTTTCTTGATCGAGTCCGGATACTTCAACCCGTCGGTGATGCATGTGACTGGCTTTGTGTCTTCGGTGATGTTGATCGCTTCGTTCACGATGTCATCGACTGCCTTCTGCACCTCGGGCTGTTGCATCATGAGTCGATATCTCTGGACAAGTTCCGCTTCGTTTCTTGCGGAGCCTTGCATATCGATGACAGATGTTATCGAGCCTCCGCCGCCGGGGACGGTAGACATAACGTCAAGGGCGCTATCTTCGTTTTGAGGTTCGACAAAAGAGTTCAGATTCTCTTTTTCGTTCTTTCTCTTGATTTCGAAGCCGAATAGATTGACTGCCATTCTGTAATCCTTGTAATAGATTTGCGGGGGCTTTTCGCCCCCGCTTCTTACTTATACTTATCCCACGTCGACAGTCAGCCCGGTTTGCCCGGAACTAACTTCCCACCAATCGTATTGGAACTCGACTGAGAACTCTTGCAGAGAGTCGGTTGTGTTCCAATCCAAGTCAATCGAAGAGACGTTTGTCGGGAAAATGCCCTTGAAGGTGTATCTTCTGATAAGAGCGCCTGTCTTCGAATACTGTTCAACCTCTGCATCGGTCTTGTATTCGAGAGAAGCGAGTTCGCCGTTTGTCAGACTCGTCACGTTTCCGACATGGCTGTTGATTGCAGCGCTCCACTTCTCCATCGCGTTTCTGACTAGAAAGTCTTCGTCGTTGACCACTGTGATGGTCCAAGGCTCGAAGGTTCTTTCTCCTGCAATCTTGATCTTGCGCCCGAAGTAAGGAACTTCGATTTGCCCGAGTTGCGATGCAGGTAGTGCCGCCGCCCGAGCGGTGTATGTCAACTTTGCGTTTGCTGAAGAGTCAATAGGATTTGCCATGATGATGCGGAAGAGCGACGACCGCGCTCCCCCGTATTGCAAACCTCTTGCTTTGAAGTCGTTGATGTTGAATGCCATTTTACTTTATCTCCTATTAGCCGACGATTTCTTGGAACTCAACACCGGTGCGAACAGCCACGAAGTTCAACTGAATGTAGTTGATCGAGCGCGCAGGCTTGATGTAGATGTCGCCTACGAACTCGTTTCTGTCTATGACCTCGGGTGTGTTGTTGGTTTCGTCACACACAACGCGGAAATCATAGATACCGCGGCGCCCAAGAACATCGCGTAGATACGGTTCGACCAGGTTTCTGAACTGTGCTCTCGTGAACTCGTCGTTGAACTCGAACAGTGTGTTTCTCGCCGCTCTTGTTATTGACTTTTGCAGAACTATGAAAAGTCTGCGAACGTTGATTCTGTCGAACGCGGATGTTTCGCCGAGCGCAGTCTTGTCTCCAAACAACAGAGTCCCAACACCCGATTGTGTAATGACAGGGTTGATGTCATTCGTGTAAAGTGTGTCGCGTTCTGCTTCGTTTGGATTGAAAGCCAACTTCACAACGTTCTTGATGATGCCCCGGTTGTATCCCGCAGGCGAGAACCAAGGTTCTCTTTGTGCTGTTGTTCGAACCATCAGCCCAGCCATGTCGCCGTTGAGTGGCGTCCAGCGGTATGTGTCGTTATACTTGTCGTAACGGTACTTGTATCCGCTGTCGATGAAAGCGTATGAAGAACTGTTAAGGTTGTTTCTGAACTCTACGATGTTGTCGACTTCAGAACCGTTCACGTTGACCACATCGCTGAGCGCTGGGGAAATGAGAGCGATACAGTCCTTGCGCACTTCACAGATGTTGTCTATGATGTAGTTCGCAACGCCCGTGTCGTTGTCCCCGATAGCCTTGCCTTGCATGATGAAAGAAATGTCAACCTGTTCCGGCGAAACGTAAAGGTCGTAACCTCTCGCCAAATCACTCAGTGCGACGTTTCTTTCGTCAAGCCCGTCCGATCCGCCTGTCAGACTGGTGTATGTCGGGTTGATCCCGGTTCTGACGATATTTGTGCTACCTGCCCATAGGTAGTTTGAAGTGTCGTTGATGACTGTTTTGTAATACGATGCAGAACCGTCAGCGTTTGTAGCGTCAACGTTTACCACATCAACGTTTTCGAACACTTCGAGAACTGTTCCCCTTACGCCCGACCACGCTCCGAGTCTGTCTATGACGGCGATATGAACCTTGTCTGCCAAGGGCGCAGATTTCGTGTTTGGATTGTATCTCCACAGTCTTCTCACCGAAACGTTGTTGCTATCCTCTCGAACGTTTGTGCTAAGCGTGTAACGGTTCGCGAAGTTGACCTTGACGTATGTCTGAGCGTCGATTGTCGAAGTAAGTGTTTCGGCAGTGATCGAAGAAATGAGAAGCCGCGCGGCGTTTCTGCCGATCTTGATTTCGACAAAGTCGTTCGCTTGGAACATCTGGTCGACACCCGAGACTGTCGATTGCAGGAACCAACCGAAACTTGCGTTTGTGTTTATGATGATCTTCGCGTCACTGGTCGTATTCGGATACGCAAGACTCCAAGCAGAAGCATTCTGGCAGATTGAGTACTGAATCGAGTTCCCCAAAGTCCCCGGATACTTCGCCATGAAAATCACTGGGCGTGCCGCTGCTTCTTCTTCGTTCGACACTTGGAAACCCGGAACTCCTGCGTTGTCTGCATTGAGTGCGGTGTTAGCGTTTCCTGTAGTCGCAACTCGAGTAACATACAGACGGTTTCCATATGC